CATTTATAATCTAAAAACTGTTCAAATGTCTAATGACAAAGGAACATGGTTTGGATGGGATGTGTCTAAAGTTGGACCCGTTTCAGATAAAGGTGTTTACGCAATTGCTAAAAATTTTGCTGAGAAAAACAGCAAGGGTTTAGTGAAAGTTAAACATGGATCTGAAGAATCAAAAACAGATTCTCCATATTAATCATCTAACGTAAGTTAGATTCCTAGGATTGGGCGTGGAAGCAAGCGTGGAAACGCCCAAGACAAAACATGAGTATGAAAGGTAAATAATGAAATGAGTATAGATAAATTTAAAAATATATTTAAAGGCTTAGAAAGAGCACATGGGTGTACTAAAGTTGGTCCAAGTAATAACAACGGAGAAAAAGTTAAAGGACAATCTTTTGTAGTACGAGAACAAGTTACAGATGAACTTTGGACAAAACATTTACAGGGGACACAAAGTTTAGGAATTATTCCAATCAACGAAGAGAATCAATGTGTATGGGGATGTGTAGATATAGATTCATATGCAGGATTCGATCATAAAAAATTAATAGAAAAAATAAAACAATTTAAACTACCTTTGGTAGTATGTAGATCAAAGAGCGGCGGCGCTCATGTGTTTCTCTTCTCAGAGAAGCCCGTCGACGCAGAAAGAATGAGAGACAAACTTACAGAAATAAAGACACTACTAGGATACGGCGGATCAGAAGTCTTTCCAAAACAAATCAAATTAAAATCACAAGACGACACAGGAAACTTTTTAAACTTACCATACTTTAATGGTGATAACGGAACAAGATATGCATTTAAAGAAGATGGAGCAGCAGCATCTTTAGAAGAATTTTATGGAATCTATAATAATGTAAAACAACTAGATGTTGGTTCCATAAAAGTACAGAGGCCCCAATCAGAATTTTCTGATGGGCCTCCGTGCATAGAACTAATGGCTATAAATAAAATTCCAGAAAATGGTGGACGCAACAATGCGATGTTTCATTTTGGTGTGTATGCTAAAAAGAAATGGCCATCAGAATGGAAGACAAAATTAACTATGTTTAATGCGGATGCAACAGAAAAACCATTAACTGAAAATGAATTAGATGTAATAAAAAATCAACATTCTAAAAAAGATTGGGGATATAAATGTAACGATGTTCCTATGTGTAATTTATGTGATAAAAAATTATGTAGAAGTAGAAAATTTGGAATAGGAGAAGAGATTGTATTTCCAGCTCTAACAGATTTACAAAAAATTAAATTAGAAAAACCATATTATTATCTTAATGTAGATGGAGAACGACTACACTTAGAAAATGTTAAATATTTAAAACAACAAGGTTTGTTTCAAGAAGCTGTTATGGAACAGTTAGATTTTATGCCTCCAACAATTAAACCGAAAGATTGGATAAATATAATTAACCCATTAATGAAGAATCACGAACCAATAGATCCACCTGAAGGTGTAGCAACAACAGATCAATTACAGAATCATTTAGAAGAGTTTTGTTTAAATAGACATATTGGAACTGAAATAAGTGATCTTAAATTGGGTGGTGTATGGACAGATGATGGTTATCATCACTTTATATTTAGTAAATTTTATAATCAATTCTTAATTAGACAGAGATGGGATGTGAATTATTCTAGAACTGCACAAATGTTAAAAGAAGTATGTAATTGTGAAGACAAGAGAATTGGGAAAGATAGGATTTCAGTATTTATGGTGAAACAATTTGATAAAAAAGAAGAAGAATATCCTCAAAAAGAATTAAAACCGAAGGATGTATTTTAATGAAAACAATAGTATTAGGACCACCAGGTACAGGGAAAACAACTACACTATTAAATAAAGTAGATAATTATTTAAAACAAACTGATCCAGATAAGATAGGTTATTTTGCTTTCACACAAAAAGCTGCACACGAAGCTAGAGATAGAGCAATTAAAAAATTTAATTTAACTGAGGATGATCTTCCATATTTTAGAACACTGCACTCACTAGCATTTAGAAAATTAGGGTTAAAAAAAGATCAAGTGATGCAACCAAGACATTATAAAGATCTAGGAAAAAAACTAGGATTTCCAGTTAGTTATGCCGAACACCAAGAGGATCAAGGTATATTCACTTCTGATAGTGAATACTTACAAATAATTAATTTAGCAAAACTTAGAAATATAACTCCAGACAAACAATATGAACTTCAAGAACATACTCAAGATCTAGAAAGAAATAAACTTACTATTATATCTCATGAAATAGAAAGATATAAAAAAGAATATAACTTAATAGATTACAACGACATGATTTTAAATTTTATAAAATCAGATAAGTCTCCAAAATTTGATGTTGTGTTTATAGATGAAGCACAAGATTTATCTTTAATGCAATGGGACATGACAAAAACTATCTGGGATAAAGCAGATGATACTTTTATTGCAGGGGATGATGATCAGGCTATTTTTAAATGGGCTGGTGCTGATGTAAATTCTTTTATAGCTTTACAAGATCAAATGATCAATCTTCCACTTATCCAATCACATAGAATACCAATGAAAGTACATAGGCTTGCTATGGGTATAATAAATAGAATTAGAAATAGAATAAATAAAAATTGGAAACCTAAAACTAATGAAGGAGGTTTACATAGATATTTTGATGTAGATTCAATTAATATGTCATCAGGTGAATGGTTAGTACTAGCTCGTACTAAATACATGTTAAAAGAAATAGAGGATACTTTATATCGTAAGGGGTTATATTATGAAAATAAATATAAAAAAAATTACGAGAAAGATATGCAAGAAGCGGTTACTGATTGGGAGCACTTAAGACAAGGACAACTATTGTCTTATAAACAAGTTGAAAAGATTTATGGTTATATGAATACTGAACACGCAGAAAAGAATAAATTAAAAGGAATGGTGAAAGACTCATACTATGGTATTGACCTATTGACCAAGGACCACGGATTAAAAACTAATAAAGTTTGGTTTGAAGCTTTCAATGATGCCGGTCAACAACGGGTAAAATATTTAAGAAAAATGAGAAAGAATGGAGAAAAATTAAATAAACCACCAAGAATAAAATTATCTACGATTCATGCTGCTAAAGGCGGTGAATGTCAAAACGTTGTATTATTAACTGATCAAACAAGAACAACTATGAGTACGTACGAAAAGAATCCTGATGATGAGAATAGACTATATTATGTAGGTGCAACAAGAACAAAAGAAAACCTGCATATCATAGAACCTAAAAGACCAGATAAAGGATTTATAATATGAAAGATATATATAAAAGACAGGTGGGTGGAACCCATTACAAATCTATGGTTATTCAACCATCAGAATTTATAAATAAAAATAATCTCCCGTTTGCTGAAGGTAATGCGATTAAATATTTATGCAGGCACAAGCAGAAGAATCAAAAGCAAGATTTAGAGAAAGCAATTCATTATTGTCAAATGGCAATTGAACGGGACTATCCGGATAATCAAGAAACAATAACCATAAAGGAGCAACAATGATACAAGTACCACTATTTAAACCACAAACTGAATGGCTGCCGCCAGAAGAGTTTCCAGATCTATCAAAGTATGATGAGATAGCAATTGACTTAGAAACAAAAGATCCAAATTTAAACACTAGAATGGGTTCGGGCGCTGTAGTCAAGAACGGCGAAGTTGTTGGGATAGCTGTAGCTGTCTCAGGTTGGTGTGGTTATTATCCAATAGCTCATGAAGGTGGTGGGAACATGGATCGTAAAAAAGTTTTAAGATGGTTTCAGGGCGTATTGAGCACTCCTGCCATAAAAATATTTCACAACGCCATGTATGACGTGTGTTGGATTAGGGCCCTAGGTTTAAGTATTAACGGAAAAATAGTCGACACAATGATAGCGTCGGCTTTGGTTGATGAAAATCAAATGCGCTATGACTTAAACAACTGTAGTAAAAGATACACTGGAAAAGGAAAGAATGAAACAGATTTATATGAAGCAGCGAAGTCTTGGGGGGTTGACGCCAAAGCAGAAATGTATATGCTGCCTGCCATTTATGTCGGCGCATATGCAGAAAAAGATGCTGAGATAACTTTAGAGTTGTGGCAAGAACTTAAGAAAGAAATTTTACACCAAGATATACAATCTATTTTTGATTTAGAGACTGAATTATTTCCAGGCCTCGTTGACATGCGCTTTTTAGGAGTTCGTGTAGATATTGAAGGCGCTCACAAATTGAAACAAGAATTAGTAAAAGAAGAAAAAGCATGCTTACAAGTAGTAAAAAAAGAAACTGGAGTAGACACTCAAATATGGGCTGCAAGATCGATCGCACAAGTTTTTGATAAACTTGAATTAGATTACGATAGAACTGAAAAGACACAAGCACCGTCCTTTACTAAAAACTTTTTACAGAATCACGCCCACCCACTCGTGAAACGAATAGCCCGCGCTCGTGAAATAAACAAGGCGCATACCACATTCATTGATACCATAATAAAACATAATCATAAAGGAAGAATACATGCTGAAATTAACCAACTAAGAGGAGATAATGGAGGAACGGTAACAGGAAGGTTTTCTTATTCTAATCCTAATTTACAACAGATACCAGCTAGAGACAAAGAAATAGGACCTAAGATTAGGTCATTATTTATACCCGAGGAAGGCCATACATGGGGTTGTTTTGACTATTCTCAGCAGGAGCCTAGGTTGGTAGTGCATTATGCAACTTTACAGAATCTCTATGGCGTGGACGAAGTATTGGAAGCTTATAAAGAGGGTGATGCCGACTTCCATACGATCGTGGCAGACATGGCAGAGATACCTAGATCGCAGGCCAAGACTATAAACCTTGGCCTGTTCTACGGTATGGGAAAAAATAAATTACAAGCAGAACTCGGTGTATCTAAAGATAAAGCGGAAGATCTTTTTAAACAGTACCACAATAAAGTTCCATTCGTAAAACAACTTATGGATAATGTTATGCATCGATCACAGGATCGTGGTCAAATTAGAACTCTTCTTGGTCGACTTTGTAGGTTCCATTTATGGGAACCAAATCAGTTCGGGATTCATAAAGCGTTGCCTCACGATGCAGCACTCACGGAACACGGACCAGGGATCAAACGTGCATATACTTATAAAGCTTTAAATAAACTAATTCAAGGAAGTGCGGCGGATATGACAAAAAAAGCAATGATAGAATTATATAAAGAAAAAATTATCCCACATATACAAGTACATGATGAGTTGGATATATCTGTCATAGACCCTACTCATGCAAAACATATAAAAGAGATAATGGAGAGTGCAGTTTCACTTGAAGTTCCTAACAAAGTAGACTATGAATCCGGGCCAAATTGGGGTACAATAGAAGAAAAAAAATAGGAGTATATTATGGAAAAAATAATACACGAAGCTAAAAGATTATGGACTCTAGCTATAACTAATAAAAAAGCTACGGCTATAGTTATAGTTGCTGTTATAGTTATATATCACTTAGCTACTAAATAATTTATCATGCATGGCTTACCTGAATGCAAATACACCTGCAACCTACGCGCAGATAAGGAGAGAATATCTTCATGACCTTAAAGCTTACCATGGAGAAGTTGAAGATTGTATTATATTCGGCCTCGCATCTATTACAGGGCGTCCGATACTATTTCACGCTATTATGGAAAACGGTGCAGTATTTTACCGCCTACCAATTAGCGCGTTTATTCAACGGGGTTTCGAAGTCAAAGACGTA